TTGTGATGAGTAACGATGGTACGATAGACAAATACATTGGTGATGCATTGATGGCGTTTTGGAATGCGCCATTAGACGTTCCTGAACAGAAACACCTGGCAACATTAACCGCGGTTCAAATGCTCGAACGCCTAGACGAACTCAATAAGGAGTTAGAGCATGAAGGACTTCTTCCGCTTCGTATTGGTATTGGTATCAATACAGGCAGTGTTGTTGTTGGGAACATGGGTAGCAGTCAACGTTTCGACTACTCTGTTCTCGGAGACGCCGTTAATCTCGCCGCAAGACTGGAAGGACAAAGTAAAGCCTACGGGTTGGCCTTTTTAGTCGGTGAAGATAGTGTTGATGAAAGTACTGATTTTATATATGTTGAACTTGACTTAATTGCAGTTAAAGGTAAAACAGAACCTGTGCGTATTTTTACTATTCTGATGGGTGAAGAAAACAAGTATAACGATATTGAACACACTAAGTTTTTAAATTTATATAAAAATGGTTATTGGAAACAAGCCATAGAAAAACTGGATATGTTAATAGATACATGTCCAGATCAGTTAACTGAATACTACAAAATTATGAGAGATCGCACAATAGATTTACAAAAACGTAAAGTAACTGAATGGGATGGCATTTATGTCGCAACATCAAAATGATCCAATTGAACAAAGAGTTGCCGATATAAAAAAACGCATAGATAATATGCGTAGACAAAACGGATGGTGGCCTTACGATAAAACTAAAGAAGATATCATACCACCACAGCCCGTTATATCAGCAAGTGATAAATTAAATTCTTTTAGAGAGAAATTAAAACCCCGAAAATAAAACCAATAACGAATGTTATAGCACCAAAGAAGCATAAATCTTTAGTATGCCAAATTGGTTGAGCTTTTAAATATTCTCTTGTATGTGCTGGAAGACTATCCCACCACAAACCCCATTTATTTGCTTTCATCTTTTTTCCCTGTGGAGTTAAATTCCCCACTGTGACTTTTATATTTTTCTAGCAGTTCGTCTAGATCATCTAGTTCTTTTGATTCTGCTACTTTTTTAATTTCACCTTTGTATTCCAAAACCATTGCTAATTTTGTATTAAGGCGTATCATGTCGTTGTCCAACATGCGTACACGGTCAACGAGCTTAATAAGCGTTGACATTGCTTCTCCTAATACTGGTTTAATTTCTTTTGTCGCCCATTGCCAAACATAGTAAACAAAATAACCTAAACCCATTGCCGCTATGATTGGAAAACCATATTGGTTAATTGCTTGTACTAGATCACTTGTTGGCATCGTCTTTTACCTTTACTAACCAACCATGTTCGTTTACAATAAAACGATCTCCCGGTTTATATAGATGGTTTTCTTTTTCACTTCCATCTTGAGCTACGCCCATAACTTCGCCTTCCCAGTCCCCTTTTATTTTAAAATTAGGTCCTGCTTGTTCAATTGTATAATCAATCCAAATCATTTTACCTACTGCCTCCAATGTATCCGCCAATGACACCTATCAGTCCAGTAACACTCATTTTCATAAGTGTAATAACACTTTCATCAACTGGTCTGTTTTCTTCTAGTGCTACTATATAATCACCAATAATGATGACTCCTAATAATATTAATACTCCTGATGTGATCATTAATATTACTATATCTTTAAAGTGTTTAATCATAGTCTACTCCTTATTGCCTAATTGGTTTCTTTATAATTGTTGGGAACGAATCTCGGTAATCAACTTTATAGATTGTTGGCACTTTAACTTTAAATTCATTACTAGTATAACCTAGATCTGAAGGCTTCAGCGTTACAAACAGCGTTGTGTGATGTGTTCCGCTTCCGTCTCTCTTGTAACCACAATTAATAGCAAATTTAAATCCGTTTGTTGCATCAACAGTGTATGTTGTCACAAGTTCTACGGCTGGATTGGTTTTGAGTTGGTAATTATTTACTCCCCACCACAATTCAAAACCTTCTGGATATACCTCTGGACTTTCGTCCCAATGAAAAGTGTAGATTCCTTTACTGGATTGCCCGGTTGTATCCGACTGGCTATGTTCATTGGTTTGTGAATGAGTGATCTCAGTACTACCTTCTACAGACAAATCGTCAGTGCCGACTTTGACCTTCACGCCTACTGTTACTGAGTTAGTGTATGATACGCTGTTTGATGTAGTGCTTGACGAATCTACTACGGCTTCGTATGTATAGTGTTGCTGATGAACATTTTCATCTAATGTGATTGGTTGTGGATAATTACTGAATCCGCCTGCGTTTTCCGTCCATGTTACAGTCATATTATTGTCGAAATAATCCTGATACACATGGTTGTAATTATCATCGAAAAAATACAGTGTAGATTGATCTGGATATACTCCTGAATTGTGGTAATGGTATTTTTTACCTTTGTCATGAGTCCAAGTTCTACAAGTATGCTCTGGTAATTTATATTTGCCGCATTGTTTATTTGTTGCTCTATCTAAAAATTCTGCTACTAGTGCGTTCATGTTTTCGTAAATCATTTTGTTTCCTTTTTAAAGTTTTTAATCACGTCTTGCATCTTCTTTGCCTTCGTTTGCCGCTATGCGGTCAACGTTTGGTCTTACGCCTATTACATAACTTAATAGTGCGTCAATTTTAACTAGGTCGTTGTTCATAGTTTGAACACGATTATCCAGTGCGCCAATTATGTTTTTCAAACCGTTAACACTTCCGTTTACCCCTTGAAGAATAAATTTAACTGTTAGAAAAACAAAATACCCAGCCGCAATGGCTGATGCAATAGGAAATCCAACTTCGCCTACTAATTTTAAGAATTCCATTTTTCCCCCCTCTTAAAATTAAACTAAACCTCTTTCTTGTAATAATTGCCTATTAGACATATGTGCTGCTTGTACGTCGTCCTTGTTTTGTCCGTGATATGAGACAGCATGTCCTTCAGCAATCATTTGTTCGTTAATGTTTACACCGTCTTTCCAAACAGTGCCTAAAATTCTTCCAAACTTTCCTTTTTCGTTATTAACATGTGTAGTAATAATGATATCTTTGTCTATGTGTTTCTTTAACCAATTCTTTGCAAGCAGGCCATAAACTTTTTCTTCTTTATCTCTTGTTCTACTTTCAGGAGTATCAATACCCATCATTCGAACACGAGCTTCTAGTAATACATCAAATCCCAAATCTAATACACAATCAAATGTATCACCGTCAATGATCTTTACAATACTTTTTACTCTATAATTAAATGCTGTTGGCTGTGCCATATTTCCCCCCATAGGCTTATATAATGTATTTAGTATTAAGTATAAATATTATTATGAAACGATTATTAATCCTTACTGGTCCACAAGGTAGCGGGAATCACCTATTCAGCAAGATATTTGCCCTACATGAAGATGTGTTTGGATGGAAAACACTGCTCAATACATATTGGGAAGGACACCATCACGAACCATTTGCTAAACACTGGCAAAACCCAGCATTGTTAAGAGATTTTGATTGGGATCAATCAGACTATTATGTAACAAGTGTAAGTTGTCCATACTTTAAAGACGGAAAGCCACATATTCCAGATTATATGGAGTTTATTGAAACTTGTTATGACTTAGTAGACTATATTAGCGTAGCAATTATAGGGAGAGATGCAAATATACTAGAGTACCAGCAAGAACGAGTCAGAGGAATTCATACTACCCCATTGTTTTTAGATAGAGTTGAGGATTTCTTAGAAGCGGGCGTTGATGTAAATTTTGTTAGTCAGGAACTATTATATTTGTATCGTTGTGTTTATTTAGAAAAACTTTCAATAGAATTAGATTTCCCAATCGCACATTGGGATCCAGAAATAGATACCATACTAAAGGATGATGCTAATAGAAAATATATCAAACCAGCAAATGAGTATTGGTTAGACCATGAAGTACATAAGGCTGTAAGAGAAAGTTAAAATATATTTCCTGTCATTTCAAAGTAAGTAGCACGCCAATATTCTTCATAATCCTGCCCCCATACATCATTCCAAGGACCTCCATTTGTGAAATGTAGTGCTTTAGGTGGTGTTTCTGAAACATTATATTCACCAACCAACCAATTCCATTTATAACTAATATGTCCTATCTCTTCATCCTTACACCAACCAAAACGATGCAACCATTGTGGTGATTGATTTGCAATAGTTAATGGAGTTAATTTCTTAACGCTAGGATGACTGCAATTAAAAACCATTAGACTACTCCAGTTTTTTCTAGGAACATCATGTTGTTTATTTCCCCAAAATTTTGTTTCATTTTTAGGTTTATAATGCATGTGTCTAACACAATAAACTGCCATATCATCCATAAAGGGGTCTGTCATTATTTCATCCCACATATCAGTGACATCACCAACAAATAAAAAGTCACTATCCACAAACATAGCCCAACCCTTATAGTCATTTAAATACGGAACTAAAAATCTAGTATATGTAAATTCTGTGCTGGCAGGACTACTGTCAGGTCTATAATATGCTCCTGATTCACGAAGTTGTTTTATATCAATATGTGTTGTATATACCGGATATTTTGTATATTTGTGTATGCTGAATTCACATACATCTGTAGCAACTGCTTGTTTGCTGTCATGTCCAATATATATTTTCATTGCCATCTTCTCGCTCTACTTGCAGATGATCTGGTATTTTGCACAGTTATGTTACATCCTGGTCTAAAAATCCAATCTTCATCAGCAATACTTTTAGGGAAGTTATCTAACCTTGCTGGCAGCCAATATCCATTTCTTTTTAAAAACTTATAGTTTCCTAGCAAAAACTTATCATCATTAACAAATTTAAATGATTTAAATTCTTCTATATTTTCAAACATACCTAATCTATGTATAGCGTCTGTATATGTTAATGTAGGTATTTCTAATTTAAATTTATCGTTAACTATTTTACCATGTTTTTTACAAGTTAGCCATAACCCCTTTGTCCATGGTTCTAAATGTGTTATGCCCTCACAATCCCATGATTTAGAAGTAATAGTAATATTAACATTCATCAACTTAAATGTATCATGAGATATCATAGGAAACATAGATGCAAATTCTTCAGGGGTATTTACCTCCTCATATGGGATAGTCCAATGCCACGGAGTATGATCCATTTCAGGATACCATATATAGAAACATGGTATCGGATCACGCTCTTTCAAGTATGTAACACTATATTTTTTATCACCACCGGGATGGCTTAGATAATTTCTACCAGTAAGATATATTTGCAAAGGTGCTTGAATACCATTTTTGTCTATATCTTCAGTTAACCACCATAACTTAAATAATCTATAGCAATTATAAATTTCTGGATTGTTCTCATTCCACATTGTCGGATCGCTATTTAAAAATAATTCACGATCTTGATCAGATAAATAATAGAAACGATTAATTATATCAGATACGTTCTTATTAATATCACCGATAGGTAATTTTGTATCGTGATCAAATAAACTTTTTAAAGTCCATCCATCAGATTGAAATTTAACAATTCTTGCACGACCTGTGGTGTGCATCCAATCGTAAAAACTATGGAGGGCTTCTAAATTTTTAGAAGAAAAGGTTGACATATACTCGGATTTTCCGTATAATAAATAATACTATAACTATTTATAAGGTAATCTCCTACATGCTAGACGTTTTTATGCTTACATTTGGTGAGCCAGAAGCAGACGAAAATTTTGAATTACTTCTTAAAAAAGCACCACACGCTAAACGTATTGATGGGATTGAAGGACTTCTTAATGCACACAAGGCATGTGCAGAAGAAAGTAGAACTAACTATTTTTATGTTTGTGATGCAGATGCACAATTAAAAGAAAATTTTGAGTTTCGTTTCATTCCAGATAAACGCAAAGAAGCCTATCCTGGTGTCCCAGAAACAGAATGCGTTTTTACATATCGAAGTCATAATCCTATCAATGATCTATTGTATGGATATGGCGCAGTAAAGTTATTTCCGAAAAAACAACTTCTAGCCTGTGAAGAATTTAAAGTAGATATGACTACAAGTATTGGAGCAAAATTCAAACCATTGTTTGAAATTGCAAATACCACTGCATTTAATACTGATCCATTTAATACTTGGCGTAGTGCATTTCGTGAATGTACAAAATTATCAAGTGGTATAATTGATCACAAAAAACAAGTAGATGATGCCTATCGCTTGGAAGTATGGTGTACACGAGGCGAAAACAGACCATTTGGTGAATATGCAATATTAGGTGCAGAACAGGGTCGAGACTTTGGAACGCATTATAAAGATAATAAAGAAGCACTCCGCAAAATTAATGATTGGGAGTGGTTAAGGAAACAGTTTAATGAAGCACTCTGAATTTACAAGTGAATATCACTGGATGAATGGGTTAGACGAATATTTTACCCGAAATTTTGAAGAGATTCACGGTGAAAAACAAAATGAGAGATGGAAAGACATCTATAAGGCACTTTATCAAGATAACTGGTATCGCAAACGTGATGTTATCATTGAGTTATGTCAGCGTCATAACAGTGATCCAGTTCATGTAAAAAGTTGGATGAATGTACTTTTAAAAGAGCATCTAGATGTAGATTTAAAGCCACAACTAGTTGCAACTTTATTACGAAAATATATGAAGGAAGATCCACTACTAGTATCACTTGTACAGTTTATTCATTACTGGAGTGATGATGGTGTTATTGCCGCAGATATGCCTGATATTGGAGATTTTCTAAGCCGCGGGCAAGTTAAGAGTAAATTATGGCTCGTGGATGAACTCAAAAAAATTATACCTGAAGGGGAATTAGGAAATGTAGTTTTCTATGGAGGCTGGTATAACTTCGTAGCACATTTCCTATTTCAAAACTTTAATATTGATAAAATTTACAGTGTAGATGTAGATGCAAGATGCGTAGATCCTAGCAAACGGTTATATCCGGAAGAAACAGCAAGTGAAAGATTTGTACCACTTTTAGGTAATGTAAATGATATCTCATGGGATAATAACATATGCAGAATTATTGATCCTGTTAAACGTGGTGAAATGGTTAACAAATGGACTAAAGATAATCAAGCAAAGATAAAACAGTTTAATCTGGATGTAGATGAGGCAACCAAAGACTTTGGTGTAACTAGTGTAGAAACAAACTTAGTAATCAATACTAGTTGTGAACATATGGATAACACTTGGTTTGAAAACTTACCCGAAGGAACACTTGTTTGCTTACATACAAACGATTATTTTGATAATCCACAGCATTCTAATTGTTGTAAAGATGAAAATGCGGCTTATAAAAAATATCCAATGAGTAAATTATATTATAAGGGAACACTAGATACTGTTTTATATAAACGTTTTATGTTAATTGGTGTAAAATAATGGATCCTGAAGTCATAGTATATGAAACTATGGACTTTACTAGGATTATGGAAGGATCATTTGCTACATATGATGCCATCGCTAATATAAGCAGTCAGATCACAAGCATGGGTGTATACTATGGAATTGATTGGGATCTGGGAGAAGTTTTTTATAACAAAGATGGTCATCAATGCATACAATTAGAGTTTAAAGATAGTGCTAAAGCAATGATGGTAAAACTTAAAGGTATTAAAAATACACTAGGGCAAACAGTATGAGTAATGATGAAGTAGAAATGACAATGGATGAGTTCGATATGTTTTTAGACGAGCTTACTACTAGACAGTTACAGCGAGAGGCGGCAAGGGTAGTTAGTACAATGCCAGCAGATAATAATAGTATCTTCAAGTTTAATAATGTTGCTAGACATAATAGTCTGTTATGGTATAAGGCAGTAATTAAACATTATGTTATGGAACATGGTGGTATGCCCAGTGAAATTGGTCCTGGTGTTGACGTGACTTTTGTATTAGATGATTGAATTATTACTTGTTAACGCAACCTATGTAGCATATAGGTTAGTAGTAACGGCACATATTGTAAAGTTCTTTAACCGTTACATGAACTATTACTTGGCTGTACTAATTGCTGCCCAAGTAAGTTTTGCTTATGATAACGGATTGTTTGCATATCTTTTTTCAGCGCAGGAATTGCCGGGAATAACCGACTTAATCTACGCAGATGTACAATATACTTTACGAGTTATAGCCGCTTGGTGGCTTATTAAACAACTCTGGGATTGGCTAAAAAATTACTACCTAGCAGTTTTTATCGGAGCAGAGATTACCTTTGTTGTCGATTACTTTATTTTTGATGGGATTTACTAATGTATAAAGTAGAAGATATTAAAACAGTTCACTTGGAAGTTACACAACGTTGTAATGCTGCATGTCCAATGTGTGATCGTAATGAAAATGGTGGTGCAGTTAATATGCACATTAGAGATAACTTACAAGAATTAAGTCTTGAAGATTGTAAAACAATCTTTCCGCCTGATTTTATTGCACAACTAAACACAATGTATATGTGTGGCAATTTAGGTGATCCTATCAGTGCAAAAGATACATTGGAAATCTTTCGTTACTTCAGAGAACATAATCCCAATATGTGGTTGAGCATGAATACAAATGCTGGCGCACAAAAAGAAGAGTGGTGGCAGGAACTTGCTAAAATATTTGGACGAATGGGTGCAGTCATCTTTTCAGTAGACGGACTAGAAAACACAAACCACTTGTACAGACAAGGTGTTGTCTGGGAACATGTAGAGCGTAGTATGAAAGCATTTATTGGTGCTGGGGGCAGAGCTCGTTGGGATTATCTTATTTTTGAACATAGTGAATGTGATGTAGAACGTGCTGAACAACTTGCTAAAGAATGGGGATGTGAAAAGTTTATTAAAAAGAAAACTGGCCGCTTTTTTAGTAGTATGAAGAATACAGGCAAGGAAACACACCAAGCACAAAATCGAAAAGGTGAGCAAACTGTTACACTTGCGAAACCTAAAAAGTTAGAGCATCAAAACCTAGCACTCGCTAAAGAGAAAGAGATTGAAAAGACTTATGGTAGTATGATGGAATACTACAATAAAGCAAAAATAGATTGCAAGATACTTAAAGACATGAGTATCTTTGTAACAGCAGAAGGTATAGTTCTCCCTTGCTGTTGGACAGCCGGCCGCATGTATAAGTGGTGGCATGAAGATTATAGAGCAGAACAAATTTGGGACTTTATTGATAGGGCAGGAGGCAAGGACGCTATCAATGCAAAGTATATGGGACTTCCAGGCGTTTTTGAGAGTGGTATCATGGATAACATCAAACGTAGTTGGAAGTTAGAAAGCATTAAAGAGGGTAAGTTAGGTATTTGCTCTCAGAAATGTGGTACAGAGTTTGACCCATTTGCCGAACAATTCAAATAAAACGGCCATTTTAAACTCATTTGAGCAAAAAAATGCTTGACATTTTCTAAATATTATCATATAGTTATATATAACTCGAAACATAAGGAGACTCTACATGAGTGCAACTAAAGATGTAATTCAAGATATCGTTAAGATGACAGCAGGTCTTGGATTTATTAATGCTGTAAAAATTACAGGTTCAGACAACGAAACTTCACTGGACGCAATGGATACTGAAAGAACAGTCATTGTTAAAGCAACATTACATAATGCATTGCCTGAATTTAAGGGTGAATTTGGATTAGGTAATCTTGGTTTTCTAGCAGGTGTAACGAGCCTAGCAAACTACAAAGAAGATGATGCAACTGTAGAAGTTGTAGCTCGCGAACGTAATGGTGTAAGCACACCGGATCATTTGTTATTTAAAGATAAAGATAATAACACAGATCAATATCGTTTTATGAGTAAAGAGATTATTGAGCAAAACCTACAAACTGTAAAGTTTAAAGGTACTGAATGGGACGTTACATTTGAACCTACAAAGGCAAAAGTAGCAGAACTACAGGCTATTGCTGGCATTTATGGTGGCATTGAGCCTAACTTTACTGTTAAGACAGACAACGGTAATCTTATTGTTACAGTAGGTGCCGCTGACGGATCATTTACAGGTAAGCGAACATTTGCTCATAATGTAGATGGTGAATTAAACGAGGGCTATGCTTGGCCATTAGGACAGGTGTTGGCAATTCTTAAACTTGGAATGAGTGCTAACTGTGTAATGCAGATTTCAAAGCGAGGCGCTTTGCAAATCAGTATTGATACTGGTATTGGAAAATATGACTACATTCTTCCAGCTCTTACGGTGTAAAAATTGGCAAATAAAGTAAATTTAACAGAACGGAATAAAGACTACTCTGTATTTCTTCCAAGTATTAGTAGTTTTTATGATCGTACTATTAGCAAATATAGAGCCCAAGGCACTGATTTTATTGATGCAGATAGAATGCCTAAGGGTTTTGAAAATGGACTGGACGGTCTAGATTTTCTACGCCCTGATGCATATTATAATTACAAGTGGGGTTTGTATTCAGCGGGTCATGCCCAATTAGATACAAACAAAGCACTTGAACATGACAATATGGTTCAAGGTAGAGATAGAGAAAAAACATTCATTCTAGGCGATAGTGGCGGATTTCAGATTATTAAAGGTGTTATTCAATGTGACTGGCCTAATTTTAAAAATGATGACAGTCTAAGGCAAACAATTCTTAACTGGCTTGAACATACTGCTGACTATAGTATGATTCTTGATATTCCTACAATGGCTGCAAGTGATCCATACAAATCCAAAACAGGCATTAAAGATTTTGGACAGTGTCTAGATTATACTTTACACAACTGTGATTGGTTTGTTAAAAATCGTAAAGGTAAAACAAAGTATCTAAATGTTTTACAAGGTAGAGATAAATGGGAAGCAGATACATGGATTGACGCAGTAAAACATCTACCATTTGAAGGATATGCATTTGGTGGTGCTACTAAGTATGATATCAATATTATGCTTCATCATCTACTCAAGTTGCGAGATGAAAAGAAACTTGATCAAGGCGTCTGTGATGTACTACACTTCCTGGGAACTAGTAAACTAGATTGGGCAGTAGCCCTAACAGCAGTGAAACGTGCATTGCGTGAAACTGTCAATCCAGATATTGAGGTAATGTTTGACTGTGCAAGTCCATTCATTGCAACTGCAATGGGTCAAGCATATACTCAACACATCCATCGTAATGATAAGTTTGGTTATGTAATGGAAAGTGCTATTGATGATAAACGTCTTGCTGGTAGCAGTATTCCATATCCATGGACAAGTCCTGTTGCAGATAGACTTACAATGGGAGATATTTGTTGGTATAAACCTGGCATGCTTAATAAAAACGGCAAAGAAGGTAAAACTAGTTGGGATAGTCTAAGTTATCTATTACTGATGAGTCATAATGTATACCAACATATTGAGAGTGTACAACGTGCAAACGCTCTCGCAGATGCTGCATTGCTTAGAACTGATGTAAGTTATAAACATTGGCGAAAGTTAAAAGCAAGCAGTAAGGAAGATCAGTTTGATGCATGGGTTCCTAGAAATATTTTGTATATTTCTAAATTTATTGAGGAACTATTCAAGAGTGAAACACCTTACGAAATGCTAGAAGAAGCAGCACCAATGCTCGCAGACTTTAACGGAAAAAAATCTTTGGCTACAAGTACAAATAGTTTTAACAGTCTATTTGAAGTCGATGAACCACAGAATGATGGAACTGGTGAATACACCGATGAAGAAAGCGAACAAGCAGAAGAATTTCTTGAAGCACTAACATAGGAGGCATAAAATGGTTAGTATTGATAGTTTAGAAAGACACAGAAACACACTAGTAGAAAAGCATAAAGAGCTTGACAAACAAATCAAAGTGTTATATAAACAATATACACCTGACGATGTAATCAACGAAATGAAGCAAGAAAAACTAAAACTAAAACAAGAAATTGTTAACATTAATAAAACACTAGGAGATGAATAATGGCTAAAAAAATTAGATTAATTGATGAAGATACTGAAGAAGTAAATGATGGTGGTGTAGTGACTACACAATCAGTTTCTGGAACAACGAAACCATCATTGACTCCAGAACAAGTTGAACAACTGCTAAAATATGCAGAGGCAATTGACTGGAAACTTTGGGAAATCCTTAAACTTCTTAGAACAAAAATCGAAACACCGGAGTAATCATGCTTGAAGTAGCACAACGCCAAATCTGGGTAACATTCCAGAAAGAAGGCATTCACTTGTACCCAGCCGCGAAGGATGATCCTGCACTGGCTACAGGTGACGAATATGATGTATCGTTTTTGGGCGTAGCCCATAGACATATCTTCCATTTTCGTGTAGCAATTGATGTGTTTCACGATGATCGAGACATTGAGTTTATTCAATTCAAACGTTGGTTGGAAAAACTCTACAGTGATAAAACACTGGAACTCAATCACAAATCATGTGAAATGATTGCTGAGGATTTAGCAAATACAATTCACACAAAGTATCCTAACCGTTCTATCACAATTACCGTGGCAGAGGATAACGAGAACGGCGCCACATTAACTTTTAATCCAAAAGAAGGATAAAACTATGTCAGTTTATATTGGCGGACACTACACACTTCAAGATATCAAATATGATATTCTTAAAATTATTGAGCCATACGACGGCTTTATGTATAATGAAAATGACACAGCAAAAGTGTCTAAATTATTTAATTCGTTTTTAGGAGATTTAAAGCAATCTCGAAAACTTTATGAATACGAAGTTACAGCAACTGACAAGGAAAATGCAGTTACGTTTGATGTTGTTGTTCGTATACACAAGGATCGCAGTCCTAAGAAACTAAAGATTCATGTTGGTAGATTAGTCCACTTTAGGGATAGACAGGCGGCCGCATGACGGTCTATATTGTAGACATTGAAGCAGTAGAAACTCGTTATACTGCTCAATGGAAAAAATATCTACCAGAGCAACTTCGCAATGCTATTGACACAGAAGTAGTTGTAATCAGTGGTGGTGAGACACCTCAGGCTACTACGCCTGGGGCGTTCCTCAACTTTGGCGGCACCAATGTATATAAAAGCAATCAACTTATGCAAATTGGAGAGATGTTTTGCAATGGAATCGTTAAGGATGAAGATTATTTTCTTTACACTGATGCTTGGAATCCTACAGTTATTCAATTACGCTACATGGCAGAATTACTGGGTGTTAGGATTCGCATTGGTGGGCTGTGGCATGCTGGTAGTTATGATCCGGCTGATTTCTTAGGTAGACTAATTGGTAATAAGCCTTGGGTTAGACAAGCAGAAGTAAGTATGTATCATTGTTATGATGATAACTTCTTTGCTACACAATTTCACGTGGAACTATTTGCTAAAACTTTTAAAAATAGTTATGATTATACCACCAATCATCCAAAGATTGTTGGCTGGCCCATGGAGTATCTTAAAGATGAACTTGCTCCATATAAAGGAATTAAAAAAGAAAACATTATTCTTTTCCCACATAGAATTGCGCCTGAAAAACAACCTGAAATCTTTAAAGATTTGGCGTTATATTTTAGTGATTATCAATTTATATTTGCACAAAATAAACAACTTACAAAGCATGAATATCATGAATTGCTTGCAAAAAGCAAAATGGTGTTTAGTGCAAACTTACAGGAAACACTAGGCATTAGTTGGTATGAAGGTGCTCTAGTAGATACTATTCCGTTTGTTCCAGATCGTTTAAGTTATAGTGAAATGGCTTCACCAGAAGTACTATATGATAGCGAATGGACTCAAGACTGGGATAGTTATATGAAATTTAAACCACAGGTAATTGAGAAAATGACAACATTACTCAATGCAAATAACATAGAAGAAATTTGTGCATCTGTTGTTGAAAATGCTGATACATTTTTTGATGGCAACAAACTGTACACAACTATAAAAGGAACATAGTATATGAAAAAGACTTCCGAATTAATTAAAGAAAGAATTGAGGCGGCCAACGGTCGTTATTGGGCTGGTGATAATATCAGTCAGTATCTCAACGAGGGTGATAAAGAATCATTAATTGATGAACTAACTGGAACATTTGAGAACGTTCTTGATGGATTAGTTATTGATCGTCATACAGATCCTAATAGTATGGACACTGGAAGACGTCTCGCAAAAATGTATATCAATGAATTAATGAGCGGGAGGTATGATGATGCGCCACCCGCCACGGCATTTCCTAACGAACCAGATAATATTACAAATGAAAAATATGATGGTATGTTGGTAGTCCGTAGTGAACTAAAAAGTGTTTGTTCACATCATCATCAACCAGTAACAGGTGTAGCATATATTGGTATTATTGCCGCTGATACACTTATTGGTTTGAGTAAGTATACTCGAATTGCACAGTGGTGTGCAAGGCGAGGTACATTACAAGAAGAACTTGCTATGGACATTAACAGAGAAATCCGAAGAGCAACAGGCTCAGAAGATGTTGGTGTCTATATCCAAGCAACGCATGGTTGTTGTGAGAATCGTGGTATTATGGCTCACAGTAGTTTGACACAAACAACTGTACTAAAGGGCAGTTTCTTTACTAACGCAGATGTAAAGGAAGAGTTCTTTAATAATATCAAATTGCAACAAGAATTTGCGCCACGTTAATACAAAACAAGGAGGAGACATTATGTTCTCAAAACTACTAGAAGGTGTAGATAGAGCTCTAGTTAATAAACTAGTAATCCTACACACCCTTGTAATTGCTGTAAGTAATTACTTGGTAACAATCCGGTTCAATTTATTTCCGGGTGCTGACTTGCCATTATTTGGTGAGTTTCCATTAGCCGCGGCGGCATTCACATTCCCGATTGTAGTCGTAGCAACTGACCTTACAGTTCGTATGGTTGGTAAAGAGGCAGGTAGAGCTGTTGTAGCAATGGCTATTATTCCTGCTATTGTTGCATCAGTACTTGTGCTATTAGCACTTGGTGATGAACATGCCTATAGAGTAGGCTTTGCATCAGGTACTGCTTATGCTATTGGTACTATGCTTGATGTATATGTATTCCAGGCAATTAGAGAGCGTTCAGATGCATGGTGGGCGGCACCAGCAATTTCAACTATTGCAGCCAACATCATTGACACTTATTCGTTCTTCTATGTGGCATTTGCAGGAGCCACAGATGCAGAAGGTAAATTGTCATGGATTGGTGCTAACTGGCATATTGTTGCACAGAACAATACACTAACTAAGATTGTTGTGGGACTAGTTGTGTTCCTTCCTGCTTACGGCATTTTGCTAAAGTATATTCAATCAAAGTTAGATACAGACAATGGCGGTGATGATACTCCAACAGATCCTAATGTAACAACACCTGTTGTGATTAAACCAGCGCCAAAGAAAACGGCAACAAAAAAAGCAACAACTAAAAAGGCTGCTACTAAAAAGAAGTCTTAATTGTTAACTAGGGGACGCCAAGAGCGTCCCCTAATAACTGGAGAAGAAAATGAAAGATCCAAATGTTGAAGAACTAGTAGATACCTTTTATGAGCAAGTTGCGGCCCTAAATGTTACATGGTCAAGACTTAATA